ATCTTTAAGCTCCTTAATATACCAATCAGCCCATTTATTAGCTATACCAAGCCAGAAATCATTATTCTGGTGTACACCTAAATGTATATCAGAAAATATAGCTATTTTATTCATTACCATCGTTATCGTCTATATCATCACTCATTGGTTTGACATAAACCCTACCATCGGTAGATTCTAACATCTCTTGTTCATATATTTTTTCTTTATATTCACTTAACGTTTCTGCGTGTTTCTTTTCTTTTTTTATTCTGTTTATAAAAGCATGAAATGCTATTGTTGTAAAATATGAAAATGGATTATAATCAGATGATATATCAAATTTTTTATTTGTAACTGCAGTATACATTTTTACTAATGCATCTCCAACCATTTCATCTCGATATGTATAATTAATAAAATTTGATGAATAACTTAAACCATGAGCTATTTTATGTATCATATCTCCTAGTTCAGGGGTACAATTATCATGTTCATAATATGCTATTAGTTCTTTTTTTAATTCTCTTGGGTCTACATAATATTCAGTTTTTTTAGGTTTAGGACCTCTGCGCTTACCAGTCGTTTTTTTAGTATTAGCCATAACTTAATTATAATATGATGATATTATTTTTCAACTATCTCAGTAGTAGTAAAACTTATTTTTTCAGATTTATAAATTTCTTTTCTTTTATCGCCATGGCGTATACCATACTTTAATTGGTCACAAATATCTATAATTAATAACTTATTTTTGGTTTCGTGTAATCGTAACCCCCTACCAATAGATTGAATAGTCCTAATAAAACTTTTACCTCCTGAAGCAAACATAATCATATGTATATTTTTAATATTAATACCTGTACTAAAAATTGAACTCATTGCAATACATATAACATTACTATTTGTTTCCATAATTTTCTTAATTTGATCTCTAGTTTCAACTTCCACTTCCCCCTTAACAAAAAATACTTGTTTATCTTTGCTTTGAGATAATTTATTATAAAGAGCATCTCCATGGGCTAAATGATTTACTAATATTAAAGAATTATTATTAAATTTATTACAGATATTATCGATAACATTATTTCTAAATTCATTAGTATAAATAAAATCTAATTCAGTCTTAAAATTATTATTACCTGAAACATATAAAGGTTTATCATTATATTTAACATCTATTATTTTAACGTCTACGTTAGTTAAATAACTTTCTAACCTAAGTTCATAACTATCCTTATCATATATTACCTTACCCAATTTACCTAAAATATTCCATTCATCAGGTTTATTGTCAGGTAACGTACCAGTTAAACCAAACTTATTATTTGTAGTTATCTGATTAACCATTTTGCTTATTTTATTAGATTTTTTGATCGTATGACATTCGTCAACTACTAAAGTATCTACATATTTTATCCAATCATTATCTTCAAATTTACTTTGCAATATACCTCTGTTAGCAATTATACAATTAGCTGTTAAGTCAGGTTTAATTTTTCCCGTCCATCTAGTAAATTTAAATTTTACATCATATTCATCAAAATCATTATAAGTTTGATTAACTAATCCTAAATCAGGTACTATTATTAATATTTTCATTTTAGGATTATCTTCATATAAACTCATCAATAATGAAGCAATAGTTAAAGTTTTGCCCCCACCTGTACCTAATTTAATTATACCCCTACCAAATTTTAAAGCATTTTCAACTGATGATAATTGATAATCTCTTAAAGGATATTTTAATAAATTGTAAACTGAACTATTTTTACAGTTACTTGGTTTAACCACGTCCAATACATCTTCATCTACTTCTATATTAATATCAGAATATTCTTGTTTTATAAAACTTAAAATATCAAAAAATAAACCAGGCTCAAATAAACCTGTCGGTGTAATACAGTATATACGAGGGTTAGAATAAAATCTTGCTCTACCTCTTAATCTAAATCTCGCAGTATCGTCTTTAACACTAAAATGCTCTCTTATATCGTCTATTTGATCTGATATTAAACGAATCTTATTTTTATCTAAAATAAATTTCATTATAACTGTTCCATCTTCATTATTTCTATAATATTTTTAATATCAAAACCTACAGCGCTAAAAGTCTTTTCAGTTTTTTCAAGAAACTCTATTATTAATTCTTCTTCATTTATTTTTTCAGATATTTCTTTCATTTTTTCGTGCTTATAACTTGCTTTTTCTGCAACGGGTAATGTAATTTTTACTGGGCTTTCTTCAATTAATTTTTGAGTTACATCTTTTTTTATTATATCTCTTTGCTTTCTTAATATTAATAGATTTTTTTTATGTCTAATTAGTTTAGATACCCAGTAATGCTTTCTTGCAGGAGTCTTCATCGATGAATCTTTCAGATTGAACTCATTAATTTGCAAGTCTTTTTCTATTTCATCTATATATTGATCTAATAAATTCACATTTTAATTATAAATACTATTATGAAGAAAACAACTTTATTTGAAAAAGCATTAATTAAAAGCTTAAATGAAAAACTTAACCCTAAAAAACATGATGCTGGTGATTATGTAAAAGATTTTCAAAAGTCTAAAGCTCAGCAGTTTAAAGGTAAATCTAAAAAGAAAAAAAGAGAAATGGCAATAGCTGCTTATTTAGATGCCAAAGAAGAAGATTCACAAGATATAAAAGTTAGAAAAAATAAACAAGGATTTATGGGTTCAAAAACTCAGGTTCATAAAGATAAGAAAAAGGAATTATCTAAAAATAAAGCAAGAAAAAAAGTAAAAGAAGAAGATGATAATACTGTTGGTGGAGGTGCACTAGGCCCAGTAGCTGCAGCTGGTAATACGCAAGGAGATTTTTATGCCCCTGGAGATTTTAGAATACCTTTTGCTTTAGGAGGTGTGCAAACACGAAGAGGTTCTATAAAATCGAAACGTAAAAAACGTAGAAAAAATAAAAAGTCATAGTAAATATCTGAATGGATACAGGTATATGGAAAGTTTATGGATCTATTCCTGAAAATGCTTTCGGTTTTATATATGAAATTACCAATACTATAAATGGTAAAAAATATATAGGTAAAAAGCAAATGACCCGGAAAATTAGACGTAAACCATTAAAAGGTAAAAAACGTAAACGTATTGATCATATTGAAAGTGACTGGAAAACTTATACTGGTTCCTCTGACGCATTAAACATAGATATATCTACATTAGGTATTGATAAATTTGTTTTTAAAATTTTAAAATTTTGTAATAGTAAATTTGAATTATCGTACTTTGAAGCAAAAATGCAATTCGAAAAAGATGTATTATTAAGTGAAGATTATTATAATGGTATTATAAACTGTAGAATAGGTAAAGCTCCTAAAATTTTTCTGGAACAGTACTATAATAAATAGATGATGTCTGATTTGCATATAGAAAATTATGATTTTACTATAATAGACTTCAATGAACTGTTAATAGATAATATACAACATCAAATAATTAACTCATTGCATGAGTTTAACCTTTTAGAAAAAAGTATTAATAATTTATCAGTTAAAAAATTTATATTTCATTATACTATATATGGTATATGCGATAAATTATTAGATTGTAATACTAAATCTATAGTTTATTTCAATAATACTCAGTTAGATGACTGTGAATTAACAAAATATTACACTGAAAAAGATATATTGACGTTTTTTACTAATTTTTTACGTAAAGTTGATAAAATATTACCAGTTAAAATTTATATTAGTAAATATTCAATAGTTTACTTAGACCATTTAATTAGTATTAATGATGGTAAGGCTCAAACTACTATAAATTCTATGATTAGTAAAATTAATAATTTAGATATAAGTAGATATACCTTTTCAAATGTTAAAAACTTTACTAAGCGTTATGAACTAACGTTTTTAAATAAAGATTACTTTAATAGACTATCTACAAAACTACTTCTAATTAGATAAATAATAATATGGATAAATTTGATAAAATAGCCAACTCTTTTCTGAAAGAATATGGCCCAGTTATTAGCTCTTCAGCTGAAGAAATACAAGCTATAGTTAAATCCAGTGGTTCATTTGGAGATTTTATGAGAAGTCTTCAAGGTAAGACTATTCAAGATGTATTAGATTCTGCAAGTTTTGCAAGTCC